CGTATCTGAGTGACTAAGCGGAAAATAAACAGTATCTTTTCCTGTTGCAATTGCAACTCCACATACAAAACCATCGCCTCTTATAGCACCTAGACCTTTTGTTTTTAAATTAGGATCATAAGTCTCTAAGTCAACTGCAACTGTAGTTATACCGTCTAAATCTAAATCTTCTGGTGTCTTACACATCGTAATCCCTTTCTAATATCATTTGTAAATAATGTATTGCTTTCTTTATATCTTCTTGCTTCCCCTTGTGTGGATGCCTGCATATATATTTTATAGCATTACCCTCTGCAAAAAGCAATTTGTTTTCATTTATAAATTCTGCAGGTTGGATTTTAAAATTTTTATAATGTTTTCCTCCAACTTGTTTTTCTAAACAATTATATTGCATACCTTTAAATATAGATTTATCTGTCATGTTTTCTTCCCAGTGTGTATCTATCTTGTGATGCCACAGTCCAACAATCTATTCTACCTCTACTATACGCTACATACTTTAAACGTAGTTGAGTAAAATAATCTTCTCTTCTAGTGCAAGTTTCATCAACTATTACATTGTCGTAAGTTTGTCCTTTAACTTTATGTATGTTTCCATAATAAACTCTTGCCTTTCCTTCTGTATCAACTCCATCTCTTATTAAATTATTTATGTATATAATTTTTTCTTCATCTGTTTTTGATTTAATCCTTGTGTGATAAAAGTCAGTAAAATCAAGGCTTTCTGCGCGTAAATATTTTTTTTCTATTAACTCATGAATAAAATAATCTTTGTTTATCCAATCTTCAAAAGTTGCTTCTCCCTTTCCTCTTACAATAACTTGTTGGCCCATGTAATTCCAAAATTCTTTTATCTGTTTCAACGGCATTGCTTTTCCGTTTACAAATTCTGGCCATGTTTTATGACATCTTATTTCTTTTTTAGAAACATAAGGGTCACTACCTACATGACAAAACTCTACTCCATGATAATGTAAAAAAGATCTTGCCCATTTTCCAGAAGGTGTCCCTCTGTAAGTAAATAAAAAAGTTTCTTTTGTATTTTTTATTTTGTCTAACAACTTTTCCATAGCTGAACAGTCTGTAGTAAGACTTGGTAAATAATAATGAGTTCCAATAACATTTTTTGCAGGTTTCCAAATTCTTTCATATTCGTAATGATCCCATATAGGTCTTATTATTTCCTTACACAATTTATTTATTGTTTCTCCGCATCTAAGACCATCTTCTAATTGTTCCGCATCTTTAGAAAGTTTATGAAAGTAATCTGCGTTAGCACCAGCAAATTCAAAAATTGTTTGATCTGCATCTCCTACCATGTAGTATTCTTTTACATTTGTAGACATTTTTTCTAATGCTTTTAATTGTGGAATGTTACTATCTTGAGCTTCATCAACTATTAAAACATCTATGTCAACAGGAACAATTGCATAGTCTTCCATTTTTTTAGTTTTTTCATCATATGTTTTTTTTATAAAATCATAAATCATGTCATTATAATCACACACTTGATTAATTTTTTTATAATTATCGTACACTTCTTTCATTTCATAAATCATTCTAAAATTATTGTAAGGATAGTAATTAGAACTAGTTTCTTTTAAAGAATTCCAATGCTCTTTAATTGTCCTTCCCTGTCCAAAAGAATCACTAAGAAATTTAAAAAATTTATGTTTATCATTATCAAATTCTGATTGAGTTACTCTTTGTGCTTTAAAACCACTATTTTCTACACACAAGTTAAGGTAATCTCCATAATTTATTAATTCTTTTTTTAATAATTTACTTTTACAAAAAGCATGTATTGTGCATATTTTATATTTAAAAAATTTTTTTCTTAAACCTTTTTCTTTTATTTCCGGTAATTTTAATACTGCATCTTTTAATTCATCTGCAGCTACGTTTGTATGCGATAACATTATTATTTTTTCTGGACTATATTTTTTTAATAACTCTTTGTATTTGTCTATTAAATATATGTGTGTTTTTCCTGTGCCTGGAGGACCAGATACAAATTTAGGTTGTTTCATGTGTTATTGTCCTTTCTTCTATTTCTTGAGCTTCTCCTTCTATGATCAAATGATCCTTGTTTATATTATAGTTATCTATTTTATAAGAAGGGCAAGACTGTTCTTTGTATTTACCTCTGTATCTTTTAGCTCTTAAAATACGTTTGCATTTTAAAACAAGATCTACTCTTGCTAAAGTTACTCTCTTTTCAGCTAAAAATTCGTCAAATTTATTTAAATTAAATTCCAGACTACTATTCTTCATATTAAAATATGGCATATTAAAATCTGCTAATTCTTTCTTATCTGTGTAAGCTTTAAACTTATCAATAAAAGATTCAAACCATCCTATAAACCTTACATCTTCACTAGACTCAGGGTCGTAGTCTTGTGATTTAGTTCTTGCTTGAAATTTTGCTATCATCATTTTATCAAAATCCATTTCTTTCATAAAAGGTAAAAAAACAGCTGCTTGTTTCATTACTTCATCATAAAAAATTTTCTTTTTCATTAGCTGTGGACCTTCGACAGTTATGTCTGTCTCTATTTTTTTTCCATCTTCTATTGAATAAATTTTTACAAAATATCTATCACTACCATATTCAACTATGTCACCTATGTGTTCCTGTATTTCTTCGCTATTATTCTTAACACCAATCCAATTAAATAATTTTGTAACATCTTTTTTATCTACATTTAAAACTTCTGCTAATTTTGGAATACCATAAAGATGATCTGCTTTTTTTCCTGTTGTACCTTTTTGTTTACGCTCTTCTGGTTCGGTATCGTTTGCTTCAATAGCAATGTTATAAACAAAACTATCTATTTGTTCTGTTGTCCAATCTGTGTTTTTAATTAAAATGCCAGCTATGGCTGTACAATAAATATCTCTAGAGCCCGTAGAAGGGTATATAATTGTAAGAGCAGTTGACAAAGCAATTTTACTAACGTCTACTACTACATTTCCAATATATTCATGAATATCATTATAGTTAGACCACTCAACTGTTTCTCCATTGTCATCATAAGGAGATTCTGGAACGATAGTATATCGTTCTTTACCACTTCTTAGTTCGCAAAGAGTTGCTCCATGTGGAAACTTTTTAAAATTTTTTTCAAAACTTTTTGGTAATATATATTGTATAAATTCACAAGAACCTGTCCAAAGATAGTGACTGTTAGGATTATTTCTTCTACCATAAATTGCTCCACAATCTTTTAAATAATGTGTTATAAATCTTCTGACTACAGGGTTGTCTATATCTAAATCAATATGACTATCTAATCTTAATGCTATTTGTGCTTTTGAATAATTATTTTTCCATTCTTCTTTCGTTAAACTAAAATCATCTTTCTTCCAACTGACCCTAGCTTTTTTTTGGTCAGTGGGTATTATCACGTGACCAAGATCAAGCCAATCTTCATAGGTAACCGGAATTTTATTTATCTTATCATTCATAAATTAAAATGGGCGTGTCCACTCTCGCTTCGACGCCCATTACCTAGGATACTATAAATTTAAAGATTTTTTAGTTTCTTCTTGAGATTCAGGTTTAGCTTCCACTTCACCTTTACCTACAGATTCTGCAAAAGATTTTGCCATATCATATATAGCTTTATCTTGTACAGGACCTACTTTAGATACATCCCATCCAAACCATGTTCCTTTGTCATTAGACATCTGAACGGTTGATAGTTTATAAATGTGGCTATAAGTTGGCGGAGTAAATAAACCATTCTTACCTTGCAACTTTAAACCCATCATCATTGAGTTCCATTTTCTACTAACTTTTAATTGAGTAGATTTCATAGAAATCAAAGCTGTTTGTGGATTGTCACCAAGAGTCAATACAAAATGACTAGCGGTGTTATCAAGATAGTTACCGTTTGGTAATCTGTCTTTATAATCTTTACCTCTAGTTGTTTGGCTTACAATATCACTATCTGCATCGTGCATTGCAACAGGTGCGCCAGTGCTCTGACCTCTGTCTTGCCATTCAATGTACTGTCTTTTGTAATGACATGGCACGACTGATATTGAGTCATACAATGTATTAGTTACAGTATTGATTATTTTGCCAGGTTCTGCGCCCTCGACATATTTTCCATGAGTCTTATTGACTTCTGGAGATAGTTGGCCCAAAATTTTTAAGAAAGGCAACGCAAGATCTTCTTGCGATATATTTTGAGCGCCTTGTTGTGCATCAGCTTCCATATCAAATGTTGCTAGTGCTCCGTTCTTTTTTTCTGTTACTTGGTTCATGTTTATTGTTTCCTTTTTATTGTTGTTTTATTTCCAACAAATACGTTGAAAATTTCCGTTGGCATTTCTTTACCTGCCTCAATACGTTCACGGACTAACGCTTTGAGAGTCATAGGTTCAACTTTCAATTTTTGTTGAGGTTGATAACC